TTCCAAATATTTCTTTTCCGTGTAAACCTTCAAGAGTTTGGAGTTCATTGTTTATTTCTGCTATTATTTTTTCTACTGCTGTCATCTTATTCTGATTTATTTATTTCGTTTTGTAATAGCTTCACGGTAACCATTGCTAAAGGCTTCGACTTCTACAAGCGCAATGTCTTTTTTGATGCGCTCTAGGTATAGCGTGGCGTCCATTAGTTCCTCTTGTAGGTGTGTTAGCCATTGATCTAGCGTTAGGTCATTTCGTGTTAGCGGCGTTCCGTATTTCTTTAGCCCCGTGTTTGAGCGTTCGACGTACTTTGCCAGCACGCTTTTTACTATCTGGTCTTCTACTTCTTGTTTCATAGGAAATTATATAAGGTGTTAAAATATTCGCGGCATAGTTCTACGCGATCTTTGATTTCGTTTACTACTTGTTCGTCTTTTTCTACTTTAAAGACCTTTACACGGCGCCCTAGTGGTATATGGTCGAACGTATGGCGCTTTAACACCTCGTCGCGTAGTTCTTGGCTTTCCTCCATAAGTCTAGCGTTCCAGTGTGCGCGGCGCACTTCGTCTTCTATCATGTCCTCGGGTGTGTTGACTAAACAGTAAACTAGTAGCGCTTCGGTCTTACCCGTCAATTCAAGGTAGCCTTGCAACTGATAGTAATAATCCTTTGTAGGTATTTCCGTAGCAAAAAACGGGAATGTAGTAGCGTCCCAAGAACTTTTTACGTCTAAAAGTATGTCGTTCGTGTTTACGTCCGGGGTTCCCGTTAAGAACTCGTTTTCGAAGTGTTCGTGGTTCTTATATAAGAAACCTAATTCTAGCGCGTTTGCGGCCATTTCTATGGCTTCGTCTTCTACTAGGTTACCCTTGTCGGTGTAACGGCTTGAAAACGTCTTAATAACGCCGTATTTCGCACGTAGCACCTCCTCTTCTATGTACGTCTTTGCGGTTTGAGATAATAACTCCCCCTTGGTGCGGGGGTTAGTCATTATTTTGCCTATGGCAGAACATCGAATTTTAAAAGCTTTCATAGGGCGTTAAGTATATCGGTTTGACCATCGGTTAATTCGAAACTAGCCTCTAGCTTTTCGCGGGTATAGTCGCCTTTTTGTATGGCTACTACTGCGGCTTGAAAACGTTTAGCATCTATTTGCTTTTTCTTTGGTTCGTTTTTTACTTGTTCGCCGCTCGCGTCCGTGTCTTTGTCTGTAACAAGGCCTAGGCTACTAGCCAAAGCGTAACGACGGAAATATGTAACGCCGCTGCCAAAGCTTTGATAGTCGTTCATGCCTTTAAGGCTTACGCTAGGAATAGCAACGGAACTTTCCATATTCTCGCCCGTTTCTACGTGAAAAATGATTGTACAAATGTAGTTTTCCCCCTCTTTGGTGTGTAGGTTTTGGGTAAAGCCTAGACCGTGTTTTGCTAGTAACGGGTTAATTACTTTAAAGATTGCGGGTAAGTCGCTATAAGAATAGCCGAACCCTTGCGTTCCTTTGTGAATTACTGGAACTTCTTGCTGAAAAGCCGCAAGCGCTTTAAATAAATGTTTCATAACTTGTTGTTTTTAAGTGTTAACTATATGCAAATATATAAAGATATTTCAATATACAAACTTTTTAAGTAAATTTTTTAACATTTTTTACTTTGGTGGTGTACGTGTCGCTTTTAAATACCCAGCTACCCCAGTCTATTTCCCCCTCTTTTTTTAGTTCGGCCATTTTGTAAAATTCGTCTTTTGCTAGATAGCCTATAATATAACCGTATTTCATTTCTTGGGAAACGCTACACCATAGATAAAAGTCGGTTTCTTGTTTGGTATTGTAGGCGCTTATATTTAGGTTAAAGTCGTTTGTAGGTTCTTTGTCCGTTCGTATGGTCTTGACGTCTATTTTTTTTCCGTTTATTTCTAGGTCGTTATCGTAACTACCTACGTATTGAACCGGTTTGTTTATGGATCGCAAAAAGTGCATAGCAATAACCTCGCCTAGCGCCCCGTATATTTGGCTTTCGCCTTGCGTTATTGAATTTGTTAGCGCTTTAAAGTTGTAAAGCTTTTGAGCTTGTAAAATTTGCTCGTCTGTTATGTTAATTTTTATCATGGTATTTGTTTTATTTTGTTCTTATATACTTTTATTAGTTCATTAAGTTCGTCGACGTCCCAACGTTTTTCTAAGTGTGCGCGGCCTTGTAATTCTACTAACTTGTCGGCGCCTATGCGTTGTTCTATGCCTATTTGGTAGTTAAGTAGGTTCCCGGATAAAAAAGTGTTACAGTGTTCGCATTGTAGGTGGCAATTATCTTCGTCAAACCTAACGTTTGAGTGGCCGCCTTGACTGTAATAGTGGCCCGCGTTCTTTTTCTTTGGGGGTTGGTTGCATGAAATACACGGCTTACCCTCGTCGCGTTTACGTATGTAGGTATTGAATACTTTTTGCGCGTCTTTTAGCCAGTCGCTAGTTGTCTTTAGTTCGGTTGTCCATTTCTTTTTCGTGTTTTTCCATGCCGCCTCTTTGGTTTCTTGTACAAAGGCCTTTATACATTCGTCTTTTAGGCAGTATTTATGGTTAAAACGTATAGGTTCAAACTTGTCTTTGCAGTTTTTACAGCGTGGCATGATCAAAAATTACTTGTTTGTAGTTCTATTTCTAGTTCTTTAACCCTTTGTAGTAAGTCTATGTTACGGCTAGCTATTACCGTGTTTTCACGGCTTAAGCTTACCGCGTGTTCGTGTAGTCTACTAAAAAACGAAATAGCTTCAAGTAGTTCTTGTTCGCTTTGTTCTGCGCCTTTAATGTAATCTGTTGCATCTGGGCGGGTTTTTAGTATTTGCTCGCGTGCGGTCTTTATTCTTTGCTTTATACAGTAAAGATTGGTCCGTGTTTTTATTATTTCTAAGCCTAGTTCCATTTTAAAAAGGTGTTTTGGTTTGGTGTTCTGGTTTGTAATATGTTCCCCTATTTGCGTAAACTCGTTTGCCTTTGTAATCTAGCATGTAATACTGGTAGCGGTCTATGTCTAGAAACATTTTGTAAACTCCGTTTTTACTTACGCCTTTGGGTTTACTCTTTGCTACTTTCAAATGGACTTCGTTTTTTTCTGCGCCCGTTCCGTCGCTATTTGCTAGTCCGTAAGGTGGTCGCCACGGAATTAATACGCTTAAACCTTTTCTAAACCATACTTGACCCCCGGCAAAGTCGCGAGCGCTAGGTATAGGAAAATAACTTACGTCGGTTCCCGCTATGGTTTTACTTGTTACCATTGGTTGGTCCCTTACGTGGTTTATTACGCAGTTGTGGCGGCCCGTTTTACGTGCGTTTTTACGAACTTGCCCTAGTATTCTACTTAAATACTTGTCTTCGCGTCCTAGGTCGCTTTGTTGGTATTCCTCGCTTAGTTCGTTCCATGGGTCTATTGTAGTGGTATGTATTTTAATACCCTCTTTGCGTTCTATTTCGTCTACTAAGTCGTAAAATTTGGTTATGGTTAGGTCTTCGTAAATCGGATCAATAACAATGAAGTGTTCATTAACGAACATTTCCGCGCTTATTTGTTCGCCGTTTGTCATTGCGTTCTGGCCTTGAACGTATGGCTTACCTATAAACTTGTAGCAAAGTTCGGCGTATATTTCGGCAGCGCTTCCCGTTTCTGGGCTGAATACTACGTGTCGCCACCCATGTAAACACGAAAGGTTTATAAGAAATTCGAACCAAAGTTCTGTTTTACCGCTTGCTGGTGCTGAACCTATGTAAGTAGTACAACCCTCTTTAATTGTAAAGGGTAACATATCCCAGTCCCAACCTATGCCTTTTCCTTTTACGTCTTTTTGTAGGCGTATTTCGAACATTTCCGAATTTAAGTTTTGTAGTCGTGTGTACATTAGTCAACTATTACGGGTGGTAAATTAAACGGGTTGTCTAAAACTTGCGGGTTGTTTATGTCTATGTCATTCCAGCATTTGCCATTCAAATAAGTAAGCGGGTTTTTCCTATACTTTTTGTCTGGAGTTTGCAATAGGTAAACGGGCAAGGTTTCAAATATAGTTTTTATTTCGTCTTCGGTTAGCTTTACAAATTTGTCTAGGCATTTTTGCTTGTCTATTGACTTACCGTATAAAGTCCAAAACTTATCAAAAGTAGATATATTACTATTCTTTATTTCTTTATATTCTTTAGTTGTTGCCCTTTGTCTGCCCATTTGTTTGCCCTCTTTAGTACATTCAACTTGCAACTTGTCCCATTTTATAAGGGTTATAGCTTGCCATTTGTTTGTCGTGTAGCGTGCCACTTCTTTAGAGGCCTCTAGCTTGCCCATTGCGGTGCGTGTTTGCTTGACCGTTAGGCCTATTTCTTTAGCTAGGTTTTCCCAACTAGTAACGCATGAACCCGCTTTTATTGTTTGCCCTTTCCACGTCTTGTCTTCGTAATTTACAGACAAAAGCAAATGAACAAGCAAACGCGTTGCGTTGTGGTCGTCGTACCATTCCCAGTCTTTAAGTGTTTTGTGTAATTTAATCCAACCGCTCATCTGCAACATTTTTAGGATAAAAAAAAGCCCATTAAGTTTCGTGGTTGCAGCACTACTCCTCAATGGACTTTCAATAATATTTTACAAGGGTCTGCAACACCCGTACAAATATAACGCTTAATTTTCTAAAAGGTTGCTTTCCGTTAAAACTTTTTCATAAACACCTAATTTAACACGGCGTCGAATACGTTTAAAGTCGCGTATTGTTTTGGCATCTATAAGGTCCGTTTTTAAGTCGCGAACTTGTCTTTTTTCATTGGGGTAAATTATTACGCTACCCTCTAGCTGTTCTTTAAGCTGGTATGTTTCGTGTTTATAATCTTCGTCGCCGTAGCCCGTAAGGTCTTTGTGCGTTCTTAACCCGTGAATAATTGTAGCGTGGTGCTTACCAAAGATTTCGCCTATTTGCGAAAGGCTAAAGCCACTAGTTCGTAGTTCATTGTATAGGTATGCGCGTTTGTAAATTAGTCCGCGATCCCTACATTTGCTTGTTAAGTCGTAGGCCGCTATTAGTTCGTGAATAAGTGCTATTCTGTTTTTCATATTTCCGTTATTTTAAACTTGCCTAGGGAAAAGTTGTTAGTGTATAGTAGTTCCGACTTCATGGCATAGGCCATAGTTTTAGAATAGAACCGCCAGCTTTGAACCGCTTTAGTTCCGACATAGTATGTAAGTAGGTATTTCATATTTCTTGCATTTTTATTTCACAAATTCGGTTATATAAATCTTCGTTAAAGTTACCCCAAAAGCGGTATATTCGATAGCGGTTAAATGCCCCAGTCAGCGTGGCCGTGGTCGTCGTACCATTCGCAAATCTCGGACTGCAACAAGTCGTTTCCGTGTTGGTTGAGTTCGTCGTATAGCTGGCTTTCAGTTTCTTTGGTTTTTTCATATATTTTTGTTATTTGGTAAGTTAATTCTTCGGTGTCTTGAACTCTATTGTAGCTAAATTCTATATAAACTTCAGCTAGTAGTTCGTCGTTGTATGCGCTAAAAATTAAGGCGTTCATTCCGCCGCCGTAATTAAAGCCGCCTTGCGGGTCTATCCAAATTCTACTTTTCATTGCTTCGATTATAAACGCCTTGGGC